GCGAAACTGGCAAAGCATGGGCTGAAAAGCTGCTTCCCGCAAACGCTCCGGAAGAATGTTGTATGCCGCAAAAATAAAAGACCGCCATCTCGGTGAGCAACAGCTCCTTGAGATGGCGGCCTTTTTACGCGGCTTCGTTTTACGCTTACTTTTTATACGTGGGGAGGTTTGACGCTTACTTTTATACGTGGGGAGGTTTGACGCTTACCATCGGACATTTGTCTGATGAGCCTTTAACTTTATTGTTTTGTAAATGCTGTGTCTGTCTCTGCAAAAAAATCACTCAATGTGACTCCCAGCGCAACGCAGATCCGCTCAATCGTGGGAACCCCCAACTGACTTCCGCGCATCTCAGCATTCTTCAAGGTTGAATATGATACATCACACAACTGAGATAGCTTGAAAAGAGAGAGGTTACGCTCATCGGCCAACTCCATCACCCTTGCTATCGTATCCATATAATCCCCGCCTTTCTACATCCTATCCCGCCATCAATTCTAAAGGGAATGTAGTCCAATATTCTGCACTCAAAGAACCCTGCCTACAACTTGGAATCTCGAATCTGGCAGGATCACCTTGGGCTCGTATGCTTGATTATAGGACAGCATCACGGGCTGCATGTGCAGGCAACCATAGCTGTCAGTGAATGCGTCCTTTTGTTGTTCATTTGGCTCCTGCTCACTGTACACCTTCAAGTAGCCATCGCCATCATAGACAAAGATGCCGACCTCTCCAACGGCCAAAGTCTCGCACTCCTCTACCCAGACGATCTGACCGTCATGATAAACAGGCTCCATACTATCGCCGGAAACCCGTACACCAAAATCAGCACCCTTTGGAACTGACTTCTCGGGAAAGCTAACCATCTCAAAGTTGCCCTCATCGAGGAATTCGCCGGTACCAGCGGATACCGTAAGATTACTCACAGGCATCTCTATGTACTTGAGAATGCTGACCACCTTTGGCTGCGGCTTATACTTCCCCGACGCAATCAGGTCATCCTTGTACTCCCTGACTTTTGCCAAGCCTGCATCATTGAGTGCCGGTGTATGACTGCTGCAAAAATAAGAAACATCCACATCCAGATCAAGCGCATGACAGACAGCCACCAGCTGATAGGCGTTTGGTAAAGCACTGCCCTTTGCCCACTTATTGATGCCGCTGGGGGACATCGTTACCCCATACTGCCGCAAAAGTGCGCTGAAATCGACGAGGCTGAGGCCAGCCTTGCGGCGTGCTTCATCAATGCGGGCCCCAATAACATTTTCTTGACGCTCTGTCTCTGCATTATAGTTTGCGTGATTCGTTATCGGGAGAGAAAGAATTTTAGCTTTGCTCTTACTCATAATAGCAACCGCCTTTTCTGTTTATGGCTTCAGTATATAGTGGAAAAGACTCGCTGTCAATAGAAAATTGACTATTACTCTACAAATGCAACATTGACATAGATAAATAATCTGCTTATCATAAAAGCACACGAGCAAGATAAGAGGTGAAAACACATGGATAACGAGCGTGTCATTCTGCACAGCGACATGAACTCCTTCTACGCATCCGTTGAAATGATGCTTAACCCAGAGCTCAAAGGAAAGCCTGTCGCGGTGTGCGGATCAACCGAAGAACGTCATGGTATTGTCTTGGCCAAATCAGACTTGGCCAAGAAAGCCGGAGTGAAAACGGGCATGGTGAATTGGGAAGCTCGGCAGCTTTGCCCAGGACTGGTCGTTGTGCCGCCCCAGTACGATCAGTACCTCAAGTATTCTAAGCTGGCCCGTCAAATTTACCACCGATATACGGATCTTGTTGAGCCATATGGCATGGATGAATGCTGGCTTGATGTGACCGGCTCCGGTGTCTGCGGAACGGGCATGGAAATCGCCGAAGCAATCCGGCAGACAACAAAAGACGAGCTTGGCCTGACGGTCAGCATCGGTGTGTCATTCAACAAGATTTTTGCAAAACTCGGGTCAGACATGCGAAAGCCGGATGCAATCACCGAAATCAAACGGGACAACTTCAAAGAAAAAATCTGGCCTCTTGATGCTGCTGAGCTGCTCTATGTGGGCAAAGCCACAGAAAATAAGCTGGCTCAATACGGAATCCACACCATCGGGGATTTGGCAAAGACTTCTCCGGATACACTGCGGCATATGCTGGGGATCAATGGTCTTAAGCTCTGGACGTATGCAAACGGAACGGATATCTCTCGTGTTATGCACAAGGACTTTGTCAGCCCCGTCAAGTCCATCGGGCACGGCATCACCTGTACTGCTGACCTGCAAACGCCGGAAGATGTGTTTCGTGTTATGCTGGAATTGAGCCAGGATGTCGGGCATCGGCTCCGCGTCCATGAGTTGATGGCGTGTGGTGTTCAAGTCTCCATCCGGACAAATGACCTGTATGGCTCACAGTACCAGTGTAAGCTCCCATTCAGAACGCAGCTCCCCACCGAAATCGCCGGAGCGGGCTTTCATCTTCTTATGGAGCGGTATCGGTGGGATAAACCAATTCGAGCCGTTACGATCCGTGGTATTGATTTGGTATCGCAGAAGGGAGCAGAGCAACTCTCTATGTTCGTGGATCATCAGAAACGGGATCGCCGTATCCTTCTGGAGGACGCTATCGAGGACATCCGAAGGAGATTTGGGAAACGCGCCATTTCCTATGCCATTCTTATGGGCGACTTAAAGATCCCCGACGACGGCAGGCAGTTGGTGACCATGCCCGGACTTATGTATCAGTAACGACTGTCGACGGAAGGGAGAAACCGTTTGAGATGAAAATGCAATTTCATAAAGCTGTGGTGAAGGTATTAGTTATCGTAGCCACAGACCGAACCAAGACGCCTGTCTCTCTGACCTTTGAAGATGGGAAGGAATACTCCATCGACCGTGTCTGTAGCAGACAGAGAGCCGCAGCAACAAAAGTTGGTGGAACAGGTATCCGTTATACGATTATGATTGGAGGAAGACAGACCTATCTCTTCGAAGACGAAGATCAGTGGTTTGTTGAAGCAAAGAACCTCCATGTATAGGAGATATGCAATTGAAATATCTATCACGCA